ATCTCGGCATCAAGACAGATGGAAGCAAATGAAATGGTTGCTCGCCAACTCTTGAAGGAATATCCAGAGCACACATACGAAAGTTTGCTAGCTGAATTGAACAGAAAAACAATGACGGAGGTTTATCTCAATGATTAAGTTTCTGAAATCGCTGTTCACACCAAAAGATCCTGTAACCACTTATCTTTCATCGGCTCATGACGTCTATGACCTTGAGAATCGTTTGAAAGAACTACGTCGTAAGGGGATTTGGGTTTAATGTGGCCTTATACGGATGAAGAGAATGACAAAATCTCTTAAATAATAAATAACTAGGAGCACTGCATTAGTGGTGCTCCTATTTTACGGAGGTAATATATGCAAGGAACACATCGTACATGCTCTAAATGTGGACACAGATGTCATTGTTATCAACCAAGTTGTGATGAGTGCCATAATGATGTATGCACAAGTTGTGATTGTAATAAACCTGAAGTAAAAGACATACCTGATAGTTTTACTAAAAGGAATTAACTATGAATGATGAAGATATAGGAAGCTTAGATCCTGACGATAGAGATTGGGAATATGCTGGAGACGGTACAAAGATATATAAACTAAAGCACGGTTTTGGTACTATGACTCCATGGGATGGCGGCGAGAAGCTCAAAGATTCCAACAGAAAATGGCACGGTGTAGAAGAACCGTATTACGTAGATTTACCTTAGGAGAAAATAATGGATTTGCAAAGATTACAAGAAGACTTGGCTGACGATGAAGGCATTAAATATGAAATCTATCTTGACCACCTTGGTCTGCCTACTTTTGGCATTGGTCATTTGGTCATTGAATCAGATGAAGAATATGGAGAAGACGTTGGAACTCCAGTCAGCGAAGATCGCGTCAATGAATGTTTCGAACGAGATATTGCAATCACGCTTGAAGACTGTCACAAACTCTACGACGACTTCGATGACCTCCCAGAAGAAGCTCAGCTTATCATCGCCAATATGTGTTTTAATTTGGGATATCCACGTTTGTCTGCCTTCAAAGGAATGAAGCGCGGTGTAGATACTCGCGATTGGGATACTGCAGCTGATGAAATGGTTGATAGTAAATGGTATCGTCAAGTAACTAATCGTGCCGATAGACTCGTAAAAAGAATGAGGGCACTCGCTGATTAAGGTTTACAATCTCTGCACAATGTGGTATAATAACACATGTTATTGGAGGTTGTATGGCATTTTATACATCAGTAGTTCGTTATGGAAATTCATTGCTCTATCGTGGTTACACAGATACGGGCAAACGAGTCTATAAGAAGGAGCATTTCTCTCCTCGCTTATTCGTACCAGCGAAAGTAGAAACACAATGGCGTGGACTCGATGGCGCAGTCATCGGTCCTGTCGACTTTAACAATATGCGCGAAGCCAAACAATGGCTCGAACAATATAAGGACGTAGGTGGTTTCAACATCTACGGCAATCCCAACTTCATGCAGCAATTTATTGCTCATAAGTTTCCACATGATATCGTCTGGGATCGTGACAAGATTAATGTGACAACGATCGATATCGAGACTGCATACGAAGATGGGTTCCCTGAACCAGAAAAGGCCAATCAAGAAGTATTGGCTATTACTCTCAAGAATAATATCGACGGTATCTATCGAGTCTGGGGCATGAAAGATTACGATGAAGAGGCCGCTCTCATCAAGCCTATCAAGTATATCAAATGTAGAGATGAAGCAGACTTACTTCTACAGTTCCTCGATTTTTGGTCTGATCATGACACATGCCCTGATGTCGTCACTGGCTGGAATGTTAAGTTCTTTGATATCCCATATTTGGTCAATCGTGTAGGCAATATACTAGGCATCGATCAGATTGCCAAGTTTTCACCATGGGGTTTGGTAGACTTTCAAAAGGTGGTCAAACGTGGTCGTGAACAAATTACGTACAAGATCCAAGGCGTTCAGACTCTTGATTATCTAGACTTATTTCAAAAGTTTGGCTACTCATATGGTACACAAGAATCTTATAAGCTGGATCATATTGCTAAGGTAGTACTTGGCGAGAAGAAACTCTCGTTCGAAGAGTCTGGCTCATTGCGTAATCTATATAAAGATGACTTTCAGCGTTATATTGACTATAACATGAAAGACGTACAGTTGGTTGACCGTCTCGAAGATAAGATGGCACTCATCACTCTTGCCATGACCGTGGCTTATAAAGGTGGTGTAAACTATGCTGACACCTTCGGTACAGTTGGTATATGGGAATCAATCATTTATCGTAAACTTAGTTATCATCGTACGATGCCAATGATCGAGCCAGATGAGATGGGTGTTCGAGACTTCGAAGGTGGTTATGTTAAACCTCCTCAAGTAGGTATGCATGATTGGGTAGTTTCATTCGATTTGAATTCACTGTATCCAAATATCATTGTACAGTGGAATATGTCACCTGAAACACTTAACAAAAATCCACAATATAATCGACCTTCAGGTGTTGAGCGATACCTTGAAGCTACCACACCTCAAGAAGATAAGTTTACTGTCGCTGCTAATGGTTCTACATATCGCAAAGACATTGATGGTGTGATTCCTAATATTATTGTTGATTATTATGATGAACGTAAGTCTATCAAGAAGATGATGATCGCAGCTGAAAAATCGTATCAAAAAGAAAAGACAGTTGAACTCGAGAAAGAGATTAATCGATTACATAATCAGCAGATGGCTATTAAGATCTTGATGAACTCATTGTATGGTGCAATCGGTAATAAGTATTTTCGCTATTATGACTTACGCATTGCCGAAGGTATTACCTTAACTGGTCAGTTAGCCATCAAGTGGGCAGAAAAAGCAGTCAACAAAGAACTTAACAAGATATTGAAGACAGATAAAGACTATGTGATTGCAATGGATACCGATTCGTTGTATATCAACTTTGGTCCACTCGTTGAACAGCTCAAGCCAAACGATCCTGTTAAGTTTCTCGATAAGATATGTACAGAACACTTTGAACCATGCATTGCCAAAGCTTATGATAAACTCTATAGTAATATGAATTGTCATAAGCCTCGTATGGAGATGGGTAGAGAAGTGATTGCCAACCGTGGCATATGGACAGCGAAGAAGAGGTATATCCTAAATGTACACAATTCCGAAGGTATCCAATACTCCCAACCTAAGCTTAAGATTATGGGCATTGAGGCCATCAAGTCGTCGACTCCTGAGATTGTACGAGATAAATTCAAGGAAATATTCGACATTATCATTTCGTCGTCTGAAAAAGATGTACAGGACTTCATACAGAAATTCAAATCGGATTTCAAATCGCGCTCACCCGAAGAGGTGGCTTTTCCGAGGAGCGTCTCGAATATTACAGAGTGGAAGGATAGGAAAACTGTCTATAAGAAAGGTTCACCTATTCACGTACGGGGTTCCCTCATTTATAACAAAACGCTTAAAGAATCAGGAATGATGCACAAGTACGAGGCTATTCAAAATGGCACACGTATTAAGTTTTGTTATATGAAAAAACCAAACACGATCAAAGAAAATGTCATCGCATTTCCTGATGTGTTACCAAAAGAATTTGGCTTACATAATCATGTCGACTATGATAAGCAATTCGAAAAGACTTTCATTGAACCACTCGAATTAATCCTCAACTCGATTGGTTGGAAAGCAGAAGAGCAATCATCACTTGAAGATTTTTTTGTTTAATGGTTTACAAATGCAAAAATATAGTGTATAATATACAAAATAGAAATGGAGTATTTAATGAATCAATGGCACCACGATATCAATGAAATGCATGCTAAGTATGGCGTACATGATTGGATTGAAAATGAACTCAGTCGTGAAGATAAAGACTGGTCAAGACTTAATAAGTTTATGCAGTTTCGTATCAACTTCTTGAAAGAAGAGTTGACCGAGACCGAAGAAGCATTCAAAAACAAAGATGCAGCCGAAGTTGTTGATGGCCTTATCGATCTATGTGTTATCGCAATTGGCACTCTTGATGCATTTAACGTAGATGCACAAAAAGCATGGGAGCAGGTACATACTGCTAATATGACCAAAGAGCGTGGTATTAAAGAATCACGACCAAATCCACTTGGACTACCAGACTTGATCAAACCTGAAGGATGGGTTGGACCTAATCATGACAATAACACCGGGTATATCACTGACGCTCTTTAAGAGTGTCTTTGACAACAAAACAGACAAACGTGTTGACGTAGCTAACTTCAACGCGTTTGAACGCATCTTATATCAACTCTCTGAACGAGAATTAACCTCGAAGAAAGATGCTGATTTAATATCGCCAGCTATATATAATGCTGGTACTACTCGAGCAAATAAAAATGTGGTCGAGTGGGGTGCATGGTGCGCTGTCGATGTTGATGATATGCAATTCAAAGGTGAATTAGAAGATGCAATTCTTAGGTACACTCGTAAGTGGCGTTTCGTGTGTTATTCTACTGCTAGCAGCACTGTCGCTTTTCCGAAGTTCCGTCTTGTATTTCCACTTCAAAGAACGCTATCTTATGATGAAATATCTAGTTTCAACTTCGCTTTACAAAAAGCACTCGGAGGAATCGGAGATGAACAAACAAAAGATCTTGCTAGAATGTATTACATTCCTGCAAGGTATGATGGTGCTAACAATTTTATCTTCTCTTATGATGGTGATTTTATTGATCCACACGAGTTAATGAAGGAATTCCCTTATGAGCAAAAAACAAGTTCCTCTAATTTCTTCGACAGACTCCCAGATGAAATCCAAAAACAAATCATCGAACATAGAAAAGGAAAAATGGATAACACTAACGTGGTGTGGACGTCCTATCGTGATTGTCCCTT